CGCCGAACTTGTAGTCGCGACAGGGTGGGCTCCCACTTTCTACGCTGACACCTTCGACACGCGAGACCTAACTACCATTGTCGCAGTGCTAGAAAAACAAAACAAAAAGAGGTGACATGGCTGACGGACTCAACACCAAGATCGAGGTCTACGGTCTTAAAGACGCAATCAAGAAGCTCAACTCTGTAGAACCCGGGCTTCGTAACCAAATCGCAAAAGACTTCCGCAATGTCGCAAAACCTGTCATAAATGACGCGCTCGCCCTAATCCCTAACACGGTGCCACTGTCTGGCATGGGTCGCAAATGGACTACGCCGTCGGGCTTCAAGATGCTTCCTTGGGATGCTGGACGCAAGCAAAAGATCTCCGCCAAGATCAACACTAAAAAAGTCTCGGAGTTTCGTGGACAGATCCGCAATGTCGGCGTCTTCAACATCATCTATTCGGGCTCTACTGGAACACTCTTTGACATGGCCGCCAACGGCAGACTCGGCAGCGCACTCTCGGCGCGCTACGGCATGCGATCAAGAGTAATGTGGAAAGCAATGGAGAAGAACCAAGGCACAGTTGAGTCAGAGATGCGGCGAATCGTGGAGACTGTCATGGACAAAGTTGATCGGAATGTGGTCGAGTAATGGCATCAGTAAATATTCCAATCATCTCGGAGTTTGACGCTAAGGGCACACAGAAGGCAATCAAAGAGTTCCAGTCGCTTGAGGGCGCGTCTAAGAAGGCACAGTTTGCCATTAAGAAAGCAGCGATCCCAGCGGCGGCAGCTGTCGCAGGATTAGGTATTGCCCTAGTAGGTGCTACCAAGGCAGCAATGGAAGATCAAGCCGAGCAGGTACAGCTCGCGCTTGCACTCCAAAATGTCACTGGCGCGACTGACGCACAGATCGCATCACAAGAAGACATGATTACAAAAATGAGTCTCGCGTCAGGCGTAGCGGACTCTGAACTTCGCCCGGCACTGGCGTCACTTGTGCGCGGAACTAAAGACATCGAGGAAGCAAACAAAGCTCTTGCACTTGCACAAGACATCTCCGCAGGATCAGGCAAAGACCTAGCGACCGTCTCCGATGCGCTTGCGAAGGCTTACGGCGGAAACATGAAAGGACTTGCCGCGCTTAGTCCAGAGATTAAAGCAATGATCAAAGACGGTGCATCTTTGGAAGATGTAATGAATGTGCTGGGCGGATCGTTCGGTGGTGCTTCTGCCGCAGCTGCCGCCACTGCCGAAGGCGGAATGAAGCGTCTAGGGATCGCATTGGCAGAGACGAAAGAATCAATCGGTGCAGCACTAATCCCAGTAGTCGAAGCCTTGCTTCCGTACCTGATCGCTTTTGGCGCGTGGGCACAAGAAAACACCAAAGTCTTCCTTATTGTTGCAGGCGCAATCGGCGGAATTGCACTGACAATCTTGGCTCTTAATGCCGCTATGAAAGTTTATGCAGCCGCACAAATGATCGTGAACGGCGTTGTCGCAGTGTTTAACGCGCTACTACTGGCAAACCCCGTCACACTTGTCATCTTGGCAATCGTGGCGTTTATAGCGATCCTGACCGCGCTCTACTTCAAGTTTGAGACCGTTCGCAAAATCGTAGACACCGTCTTTGATGCGATGCTTGCAGGCGGTAAAGCAGTATTTGACGGACTGACATCTTATTTCACAGCAATCTTCAACATCTACAAATCGCTCTTTAACGGCATTGCCAAACTATGGAATAACACAGTCGGCAAACTGTCTTTTAGCATCCCTGACTGGGTGCCCAGTATTGGTGGCAAAGGCTTCTCCGTTCCGAATATTCCTATGCTCGCGGACGGTGGAATCGTGACAGGGCCCACGCTTGCAATGATCGGTGAGCGTGGCCCTGAAGCGGTCATCCCACTATCTGGACGCGGTGGTGGAATGGGTAACTACACGATCAACATCACTGGCGGTCTCGGCTCAAGCGCGGAGATTGGCACAGCTGTCGTAAACGCGATTAGAGCGTTTAATAGGACGAACGGCCCTGCGAACATAGCGGTCGTCTAATGGCTGGCGTAGCGGTACTTGGGTCAGGTAACTACGACCTCGAGATTGACACAGGGTACGACTGGAACGCTTTTACACTTGACGACGATCTAAAAGGCGAATTAGACAATACCGAATATGTGCTTGACGGTACATCGCAATTTGCAAGCGTCCTAGACGGCGCGATTTCACTAACTGCCAAGCGTGGACGCGCTAACACTGGCGATCAGTTTGCTTATGGGACGATGAATTTTACGCTTAATGACACTTACGCCGACGGAGTGTTTAACCCTTTTGACACGACTTCTCCGTATTTTGATCCGAACAATAATCAGCCCGGGCTAGCTCCGCTTCGCGAAGTCCGCTTTTCTCGATACAGCTCTACCAATGTCAAAGAACTTCTCTGGGTCGGCTACATAGTCAATTACGACTACACCTTTACGCTCGGCGGACTTGACACAGTTACCGTAAATTGTGCGGATTTCTCCTATCAACTTGGACAGACCTTTCTTGCCGAATGGAATGTCACAGAACAGCTTTCAAGCGAGCGTTTTGATGACCTGCTAGATCGACCAGAAGTCGCCTACACAGGCACACGGAGCATTGAGACAGGCGTGGCGACCCTTGGCGGTGCAGCCGCCTACACAGTTGCCAACGGCACCTCGGTCGCAGGGTACGCCAACAAAATTAACGAAGCCGAGCAGGGAAGAATCTTTGTGGATCGAGAAGGCACTATTACCTTCCAAAAGCGCATCGGTACGACTCTCGGCGTCCCTGTCGCCGACTTTCACGATGACGGAACCCAGATCGGCTATTCGGCTATTGACATTTCCTTCCAAGCAGACACAGTCGTAAACCGCGCGTCAATCCAGCACGCTGGAGCAACATCGCCAGAGGTCGCAGAAGACCTAGTCAGCCAAGCCGCTTACCTTGTGCAGACACAGTCAATAACAGACTCGCTTCTTCATAACGACGCCGCAGCTTTAACGCTTGCCGAGTACCTAATTAGTCCAGATCCCGAAGCACGCTTTAACTTCTTAGGCACCGAGTTCCCCGGCACACCTGCACTAGATCAAGACACACTTGCGCTTCTCGATGTCGGCGACCTGATCGCTATCCAAAAATCAATTACGACCTCGGCAGGAGCAACCCAATTCGCTCAAAATCTCACTATTGAAGGACTTGAGCATCGGCTTACTTTGTCGGCTGGGCACGCAGTCACCTACTTTACCTCACCGACCACGATCGTCTATGAGCTCATCTTGAATGACCTTGTGTATGGCACACTCGACGCAGAAAATGTCTTAGGATAAACATTATGACTACGCCATTCCCATTCGTCTCTGGGGCTGTATTAACAGCGGCCCAACTAAATGCAATAACGACTCTTCCAGTTAATGCTCAAACTGCTAACTACACGCTGGTTGTTGGCGATGTAGGCAAGCGCGTCCAAATGACTAACGCAGGGTCTACAACGATCACAGTGAACACAGGCATTTTTGCAGCTGGCGACACTATTTGGATTCAGAATATGGGCGCTGGCACTTGCACTATTACTGCTGGCACTGCAACAGTTGGTACGGCATCATCTTTAGCGTTAGCGCAATATGGGGGTGGCACGCTAGTTTTCCAAAGTGCTAGCGCCGCAACTTTTTTTAGCCAACAGGCAGCAACTTACGGCGCTGCAACAGGTTTAACAGGCGCACTCGCTACACCGCCAGCAGGATATTCAGGCTTGTATGCGACATCAGACGGAACACTCACCGTCACTCGCGCGGGGATTTTTGATGTGCTTATGTTTGGTGGGGGCGCATCAGGCGGCTATCAAACAAACACAGGTGGCGTTGGCGCGTCTGGCGGTGGCGGTGCAGGTGGCATGGTTTCTGCAACTGTGTTTCTTGCAGCCACGACTTATGCTGTCACGATTGGTGCAGGCGGTACAGCATCGTCAAGCACAAAAGGCAACGGTCTAAAAACATCATTAGGAAGTGTGCTTGTTGCGGCTGGTGGTGGAGTTGGCTACGGCGATCAAGACACCGAACGGTATTCAGCCGAGCAGGGCGGTTGCGGTGGTGGTGGTGGTCGAGTATTGATTACAGGCGGGAAAGGCATACAAGGATTTGCAGGTGGCAACGGCGTTTATCCAGTTGACACAAACGCAGCAGGCGGCGGCGGCGTATCGGCAGTAGGTGCTAACGGGTCAGGCACTACAGGCGGTGCAGGCGGTGCAGGATTTGACATAGCAACTTTTACAGGCAATGCATCAACTTTTAAGGGCGGTGGCGGTGGTGGCGGTGCAAGTGTTACGGCTGGCGCGGGTGGCTCATCGGTAGGCGGTGCAGGCTCGACTACTGGCACAGGTAACAACGCAGCAGCAAACACAGCTAGCGGCGGTGGTGGCACACGCGGCACACCGGGTACAGGCGGTAGCGGCGGTAGCGGAATTTTTTACATTAGGTTTAAGGTATGAACGAGATACCACAATACTTTGCACAAATTGATGCAGACAATATTGTTACGGATGTCGCTGTCGTGCAACGCGCATTTTTAGAGGCAAACCCAGAGCGCTACACAGGCACATGGGTAGAAACATTTATTAACTTGCCAAACAAAACTTACGCAGGTATTGGATTTATTTACAATCCTGCAACACAAGATTTTACAGCACCACCACCAAAACCACCGTTAGATGAAACGCTTAATCCTTAGTTTCATGCTTGCACTTGTGCTAATTGCTTGTGCTGACCGCAACCGCGAAAACTGCAACACAACTAAAGCCAACGGACTACTAGAAAGACGATGCGCATGAACCCGGACAACCGCTTAAGCAACGAACAAATCAAGGCTCGACTCATCCTCATCGTAGGAATCGGACTTACCGCATCGTTCGTTATGGCGATCGCATCGCTTATCTTTGGACTTCTTTTTGTCGTGCAACCTACAGAGCAGAGCCCGAATGACGCCGAAGCATGGGGAGTTTTGTCGCCGATGCTTATGACTCTTGCAGGGGGGCTTATAGGTCTTTTAGCAGGTAACGGGCTTAAAGACCGACCTAAAGATCCGCCAACATTATGAGCGTGATCCCAGCGAACCCAGCAGTCCCAAACTCGAGACCGTACACAGGTAACTCCGACGGAGCCGCAGCTGGCCCGCGCGCAGGAATGGACGAATGGATCCGACAGGCGATCAAATACGGCAACGGCGCTTTCTGGAATAACGGTAGCTGGGGCGTAAGAAATATGAAGGGATCCGAGAATCTGTCAGTGCATGCCACAGGGCGCGCAGTGGATCTTTCATATCGCAAATCAGACAAAAACCCAACCGCTAATCGCAAGGGCACGATGGACTTCTTCAACATCGTCACAGCCAACGCCAACGCGCTTGGACTTGAGTGCATCCTTGATTACTTACTTAAGCCCTACGGACGCGGATGGCAGTGCACTCGACAAGCGTGGAGCAAATACTCTAAGCCAACAATTCACGGTGCACCCGGCGGAGACTGGCTCCATGTAGAGATCTCGCCTGCTATGGCAGACTCTCCAGCCCTTGTAAAACAAGCCTTTCAGAAAGTGTTCGCCGAAATCCCCCAATAGCGCACACTGATCCTCTATGGTCGAAGTACCGACGATAGGAGTAAAAAACATGACCGAGCCCAAAGTCTTCATCTACGAAGTAGGGCGATGCAACCTTGACAACGGACAAGAAATCCTTGTCCAGATCTTCCGACACGAAGACACACACACAATCATCCGCGCACAGATCGCCTTCCGCACTTTGGCAGGCGACTCTTGGGGCGTCCCAACAGAATTGAGTTTTCAACAATGAGCTATCTAACAATCAAAATCTTTGCATGGGTAACTATAGGGCTTTGCCCTTTTGTGCTGCTCTGGGACGCTTCTA